TGGTTCGTTATCATTAATGTATTTTCTAAGGGCACCTGAGTCCATAACCGACATATTATCAACGAACATTTGTATTTGTACTCTATCTCTAATACCATCAATTTCCATTATTTGTGAAGCTAATCTCATTGTTAATAATTGAGATATCGCAGCTTGACCTAATTTTTTTCGTCTAGCGTCATCCTCTCTCACTAATTTCTCGTCTTCATCGGATGTTAGGTATTTAAATTTAATTTTACTTTTTGATTTTGGTAAAGTAAATTCACATTCACCACTTTCATCAGGTTCAATAGAAATTTCTTTCGCGCTAAATTGACTTATATCAATTTCAGTTTCAAATTTTTGACCTGTTTTTGGATCGGTTAACTCAACAGGATACATTTCACCATAACCAGTTGCTCTTAAGAAAAATAAAACAGCGTTTTTATCACCAGATAATAATTGACCCGATTTTATTTCTTGATCAATAATTTTTCTATCCAATAAAACATCAATAACTTTTCCGTTTTGTAATAAATTTGGTGATGTTAATATATTCTCATCTGAAGCTGTTAAATAAGCAACTTTAACAGTTGATTTTTTACTCTTGTAGAATTTACCTTGTGAAGGTAATGCGATTAAATCATGTGCTGGTTCATTAAATGTATTATTCATATTTTTTTTTGTTTAATTATAATTATATTATTAAATATTGTAAATGTTATTTTTATTAAAGATAAACTAATTATTATAAAAGTAAATAGAAAATGGCAAATAAAAAAAAGAAAATGGGTAAAATATTTAAAAAAACAAGTGAATGTTCTGGTTTAGAGGTTGAATTTGCTAAAATATTAACTGAATTGGGTATTAAGTTTAAACAACACTTTATGTTTAAAAAAAGAGAGTTTGACTTTTTATTACTTGATCATAATATATTAGTTGAAACACATGGTTGTTTTTTTCATTGTTGTAAACAACACAACCCAGAGGTAAAATACCCTTTTCAGAAAAAAAATTTAAAGAATGATCAATATAAAGTTAAAATAGTTAAATTTAACAAAAATTATAATTTATTGGTTGTTTGGGAACATGAAATAAAAAATAAAAAACTATTAACTGAAAGGATTGATAGTTTTATTGAAAAGTATAGTGTTCTTAAAATATTGAACGGATAAAAAAAAATACCCAAACACAATTCGAATGAAAAGTATTTTGGGTATTTAACTATTTTTAATTGTTTATTGGACTAGTAAACTAATATACATCTATCGGGTCTAAGTGTTACTGAAATTTCAGCAATATCTTCAGAGCTATAATCTAATGTACCAAAATCAGCATTTGTTAAAAATGTACCTTGAAGTATCCATTTCTCAACAACAACACCAGTTGGGTCTAACATTTCTAATTCAATATCTTTTTTATAACCTGCAGCATAACCCATACGTCCAGTAACTGATTCAGCGTGTAAACGAACCCACTCCATTAATGCTTGTGTTGCAGAAGGACCAATAGGATCTTTAAATGTTACATCAATTGATTCCCAATTAAATCTACCAGCAACATATGTTGATGTATTTAAGAAAGGAATTTCAACCTCACCAATTGTAATTTTTGGTCTTGAAGTTGATACAACAAACCATTCATTAATACCTAATGAACTAGGAAATCTTAAGATAAACCTATTCTGTTTTTTTGGTTCGTAAGGTACAGGCATTTTCATTAACAAGTTAGCCATAATATTCTATTTTTTTTGTTTTAATTTTTTATTGTTTTTACATATATAAATATCTAATAAAATTAGATAAATCAATGTTTTTTATTATAAATAGTTATTTTTTTTATTTTTTTCTTGACTTTTTATTTTTTTTTATTTAATATTGTATAGGACCTTAGATATTAGGACCAATATTTGTACAATTACATAATATAAATATATAATAAATAATAAATAATATATAATAAAAGGACCTGGTCCTAATATATTAGGACCAATATTGGTCCTATTAATATATATATTTTTTTTAATTTTTTATTAAATAATATAAATAAAAAAAGTCCAGTTTCCTGGACTTAATTTAATATAATTTTATTTTTTTTGATTATAGAATACTATCAAAAGATACACTTGTAGGTGTTACAGTAAATTCTAATTCAATAAACTCTAATGTTGGTGTTGGTTTAATGAATATTTTACCTCTTAATGTATTTCTATCATTATCTTCAACTTCATTAACCAATGAAACTCTAAAGTCTGTTAAACCTCTTTCTCTTCTAATGTTATCCAAAATTGGATTAACTAATGATAGGAATTGACTTCTAATTTGTGCATCATTTGGATCGAATAATAATCTATTTGCAACAGCTACAATTAATTTTCTAGCTTGTAGTAATAATCTTCTAATATTCAATCTATCTAAAGCACTTGATCTAACTTGTAAGTTTCTATTACCCCAGATAACTGTTCCCACATCAGAGAATGTAGCAATAGGGTTAATTCTACCTGGATATAATAAATCTCTACTTTCTTGATCCAAAGGTATACGTGCTCTAATACAATTAACAATACCTCTATTATAACCCGCAGTTGCAAACCAAGGGTGTGCCACATTATCAGTGAATGCTAAATTTCTAACAACTTCAGCCGTAGGTGGTATAAATATGTTTGCATTGTTTTCTGTATCAGCAATTTGTATCCAAGGATAGTAAACCGCAGTATAATTAGAATCAATTTCTGTATCATCTAATTGTTCAATAATATCATTCGGATAAAACCAATCATCAGTATCAGTACCACTATTATTATTTAATAATTTAATATCTGGTAAAGTTGGTAAATAAATTGAATCGAATCTTCTTTCTTCAACAATCTCAATTGTTTCTCTAATTAATTCAGTATTATTCAATATATCTATACCAGGTGTTGCTAATATATTTATTGTTGTATTTTCTGGATTTTCAAATGTTTTAATACCATAAAGTGTTGCATAATAATCAGATGTACCAAATATACCATCAAATTCTGGTGAAGCAAATGTATCAAAACCAGCTTGTTGGAACAATTGTCTACCTATTTTATAACCATCAGTATTAGTTCTTTGCTCTCTATATACATCCCAACCATCAAAACCACCAGAAAATAATGCTGTGAATTTTCTAGTTCTAATATCATGATATCTGTGACTTGTATTACTAATAATAACCGCTGGATCAACAAATGTATCAGCACCACATTCAAAAACAAAATCACCACTTGTGTTTACAATTGTACTACCTGATATATCCATGTGGAAACCTTTTGTTTTACCGCCCCAATCAGAACCAGTATTATATCTTTCTCCAGTTAACGGTGCTATTTTACCTTTAAATGCTAATAAATCAGTATCAAAACCAAATTCAGTATCATTAAATCCTAAATAAATTTTTCTAACTCTATCACCCGCTGGGAAATTTTGATTTTCCGTAGGTAAATAGTATTTAGTTTTATAGGCAACTTCTGGAACACCACTAAAATTTGTTTGAGTTGAACCAGTACCACTAGTTCTAAATTCATAACCTTCAAAACCAGCTGGTACAGCATCAATTGGTGCATTATCAGCCATTTCAATAACGATATATGCACTTCTTAATTGATATTTATTATCGATTGTACCGATTTTTCTACCTATAAAGTTATCATTGGTCTCATCCATCGATAATCCAAAAAATCTCTCTAATATTACTGGTGCTTTATCCGAGTCAGCAAATGATCTAACATAAAGATCAAATATTTTTTTACTTAAATCAATATTCGCTATTGATATTTTAATTTCAGTGTTAGCATTACCACCATCAGATATTGATATCGCTCTAAATAATCTTTGTGGTAAACCACCTCTTAATTCAGAAACAAAAAATGGTGTTGATGGTGATTGATATTGTAATTCATAATGATCCCAATTATTAATTGATAATATTCCAGAATATAAACCTTTAATTTGACCTTCAATAATACCTTTATTTATTGTTGTGCTATAAACTTCTTCACAAAATAGAGCGGTATCTTTATCAGATGCTGACACACCTAATACATTTTTTATGTAATTTCTTTTTGTTTTATCTAAAGATATTGTATAAGAAAAATCATTACCAATTGCAGTTGTACCTGTAATATCAAATGTAGCTAAAGGATTTGTTATTGCAGCATCAAATTGAGATACGCCAACAGTATTACCTGTTATACTAAAATTTAAAACTTCAGAAATATAATTACCACGACTTCTAAGTGTTGCAACAGTTTTTTTATGATATTTTAAATTAGGGTTGGCATTATAATCATAAACAACAACTCTTGTTTTACCTGTATAAGTATTAATACTAATCGCTTCTACATCATAATTATATACAGCAAAAGATCTATGTTCAAATTTATCTGTTGTTTCATTAAATGAAAATTCATTCTCTAAGATATAATCTTCTCTATCTTCACCAATCGGTAATTCATAAGCGTCAACAAATGTTGTTGTACCCGTAAATCCTGTTATTAATGATTTAATATTATTTTGAATACTAGTTTCTTCTGATGCTTCTAATAAACCCCAATAAAGAGAACTTGTCTTACCTGTTGTATTATACCAACCATCAGCTGTACTTGTAGTAAAAAATGTACCATAATCAGCATCAAATTTAGTTTTAGCAACACCTGTTAGGGTTGTTATTTGATCGATAATTTCGGTAGATGTACCACTCACAAAAAACTTACCAGCACTAGTACCTGTTGTCGTCATTGTAAAAGTATAATCAGTTGATGTACCTGTTGTTGATCCACTATAATCCAATGATGTTTCATCAAGAGAACCAACTGTTCTTATTACATAAGCCATACCTGCATTATAACCAGAAAGTCCCAAAACACGCGTTACAAATAATTGATTCGATTGACTTAAATATGATTTTGCAATATATGGTAATTCATATTTTACAATTTGAGTGTTTTTAAATTTTTCTGGACTTGTACCACCAAAGTTTACCTTAAACTCATCATAATTTCTTATAAATATTGGTTGAAAAGCAGGTCCTTTTTTTGTTTCACCAACAACACCTAAAGTTGTAACACCAATAGTTTCGGTTGTAAATGTTAAATCTTTTTCTGATGTGTAAACACCTGGTGATGCATAAATTCTATTTGCCATATTTTAATTAAATTTTTATTTTTTTTATTTACCTTTTACTTAACAATAAATATCTATGTTTTTTCCAAAAAACTATTTACTTTTTAAATTATTTTATTTAACGAGTAATTTCTGTAACAGTAAATACCCTATTTATACTAGGAACTACTTCAAAATCATCAGGATCTAATATAAAACCTTGTAAATTAATTGAATATAACTGAATATAAAATCTTTTATTATTTAAATCAGTTATTTGACTTTCATCTGATGTATCCTCTAAAATCATCGGTATATAATGACCATTAACAACAGTATATGCCTGTCTACTTTGAAATGTTTTTAAAATAATGCTATTGAACTTATTTAAATCAGCTTGTCGATAAGCCAATATTCTAACATCATAATTTATATCAATTGGTATTGGTTGTGGTATTTTATATATATCCATACCTTTGCTATTACCATCCCAAGTCGGTACTTGTGCATATGTAAACATTTTACCTTGTGGTATGTTATAAATCAATGATGGATTTGTACCTGGTTTAGTATTTGGTTGTCTAACAATATTTATTAAAGGTATTTTTACATTTTTATATTCATCCGAAAATTTCCAAGTCTTACTAAATTCATTCCATTTTTGAATAC